TTTCAATGGTATGCAGACGCTTTCAGGAGCAGAAGCAGGATTTGAAGTTGCATCATACAACGGTGTACCAATGCTTGCAGACAACAATATGTTGCAGACAACAATTTCAGATGTCTTATTCCTAAATACAGATGACCTAGCATTACAAAGTGCTATACCTGTCACGTATCAGGAAACAACAGACCCCTTCATTAACAACGGCTTTAAGAGACGAGGACTCTGGCTATTCGCTGGAGAACTTCAATGCAGAAGATTCAATACTCAAGGAAAGATTACCTACATAAAGTAGGAGAGATAAGCTAATGCCTACCACTGGAGACGTAGATACTAAGCTAACCTATGGCAATCATAGGGTATCTACGAACCAGTCTAATTTGCATAATGACTCTAATCAATCTCTAGCTTTTGGTAGCGTAAAGCGACCAAACGAATCACCATCACAAGTTCAAAATCCAAATGTTATATCACTAGCTTTTGGGAATACTCCTAGACATAGACGAAAAGCTACGTTAAAGAGTCTACGACAAATTATGACCGACAAGGAAATAGTTGAACGAACAGGTAAATCTATTGCTTTACTAAAGGCACTAGAAACCAAAGATGAATCAAAGATAGCAAAAGTACTAGCAAAAGAAGATGCAAAGGAACGCAGAAAGGCAACGCTTAAAAGCAATAAACACGTAATAAAGGATAGGAAATAAATATGGGTACAGCAACAGTTGCGGTTACTAATAGAGGAGTGTCTGGAAACAGACGATGGGTAGAAGGAACAATTACAATGTCTAGTACATACGCCAGCAATGGTGAAACTATCACTGTAAATGATTTTGAAGCAAGTGTAATTCTAGCAATTAGATTAGCTTCACGAAGCACTCATTTCTCATATAAAGCCGACTTGACAAACAACAAAATTATAGCCTATGAGGAAGTATCGACTACGGGTTCAACATCTGCAGCAGACTCAACTATTGGAGCACTAGCAGAAGATGCTGCTGGGACAGAAGGTGTTGTTAGATTGATGGGCTCAGCCGTAGACACCACATATCGTTTTGGTACTACAGCAGAAGTAAGTGCTAATCACGATTTAT